ATATCACTCAATGAAAATGCAGGCTGTTCAGGACTATACATCTAAATATGGCCCTATTAGCCACGATACCGTTATGTCGCAAGACAGATGGGATTGGATAGACAATCCGTGGCCATGGATGAAGGAGGCATAATACAATGTGGGTATACGAAAAAAAACTGCAATATCCGGTTAATATTAAAAACCCAAGCCCAGCATTAGCTAAGGTTATATTAACTCAGTTTGGTGGACTAAATGGCAAAAAGATATAATAAAATCCGCTTACCTATACAAGCAAAAATACAGATAAGCGGAGTAAAATTAAATGCTGTTATATACATCTTGCAGAAAAGATATAGCATTTGCTACCTTGGTTTTTATATCTGCATTAGTATTGTTTGCAGTCCGCTCGGCTATTTGAGCATTGGGCGCTGTTTGGAACTCTGTAAAAGGTATGCCTAAATAATTGCAGATACCTTTTACAGTAGCCTTTGCACACTGCCGTCTAAAATTATCATCAATTAACAGAGAGGCGTCTGATTTTGTATCAAAAAATGCGTACTCAATTAACATTGATGTCATATTAGTATCGCGGTTTATAGCATAATCTGCTGTGGCGTTACCTATAAAACCTTTTTTAATACCGCGATTTTTCAGACCTAATGACACAATCTCATTTAATACCGATTGCGCAACTTTTACCGTTTCGGTTTCAGCCGCATGATGTACCCATATCTCTGTACCTGTACCGCCACCAGCGTTTGCATGGCAGCTTAAATACAAACAATATAAATCGCTGTATTTTGCTTTTAAATCATCGTACCAAGAGTTAGCTCTGCTTGTACGAGTTGTCAGCGGAATATCGGTGGGTTCTGGCGACACATCAGTAAATATCATGTTGTTGCAATTGCAGTATTCTTTTATGTAACCTACTACAGCCTTGTTGAATTCATTTTCTTTCATACCAGTAAAAGGGCTTTGCCTGCCGGGAGTGTTGCTGCCATGACCCGCATCAAGACATAAAGCAATAACCTTACTCATTTATATCACCTTTACTTTCTACGGTTGATTTAAGTTTGCTGACAATTGGCATGAGAAAAGGCGGCAGGCTTACTCCAATATCATTAATATTTTCGAGTATGCTTATAAGCTCATTGCAAATAAGCCAAATTACTGCTAAGCAAGCAACTAAATATTTAAACGGCAATGCAAGACCTATAGTTGCAACTGCATAGCTTAACAGCCAATCTACAACCATACCAACGCCAACAAGCAGCCACATGCATATTTTCTTTGCTATTCCCCTAAAACCTTTGTAAGAGCTTATAGCTTCATTGCGATAAGGCGCAGCGACAATACCTGTTATGTAGTCAGTTAAATTTAAGCCAATCAGTACATAAAACGGTATTGCAACAATGCCAAAGAACGAGCTTATTACAGTAAATACAGATATAAAAACAGCCTTGAATTTTGACATAAAAAACATCTCCTTGTTTATTTAAGAATTAAATGTTAGCCCTGGTCAGCTATTCCAAATTCATCTTTTATAATTTTAATCTCGTATTCAGAGAGCGCAGGGTAACTAATAATAATATCATCAAAACTTTCACCATTAGATAATCTTCTGCCAATTACCCTGCATAATACCCTTAAAGCAGCGTTCATTAATCAGCACCCCCAAACATAACTGCCGCCATAAGTTCCTCAATATCAGCAATGCGTTGTTCAATGCTAGCTGGCTTATGCGCGGAGGCTGTTTTATCAAGTTCCGATTGTATTTCTTCTGTGGTTTTTGCAACAATACTACCATTTATGTACTTATATAGGCTAATACCTTGCAGGCTGAAAATTTGAGGGTTTTCTTTGCCACTTTGTTCAAACCTAAAATGTCTGCCCCAGTCCTCATCGCCATTAATACAAATGTCTGCATCAAGTGGTTGCTCAAAGGCTGTTGTAAAACCCTTTATTATATTATTGTTGCTATCAAGCCTTATGTAGTGTTTATAAATTTGTGTGACCATTTTGACCCTCCTTATAATCTGGCGTCGGCTATCCAATTCCAAGCAAATATTGGATGGTCGACACCTAAAGTCTGCGGACAACCAATTCTATATCCTTTTGACCTCTGCTCGATATCAGCATAGTTAACATCTGTCCAACCTGCGCCATTATAATATGATATTTTTCCTATTGTATTGTTCATAGACCTAATTGTAACTGTTGCTGATGTCCGTTTTTCAACTGCGTACTTAGATATCATACTAAAACGACCATCAGTAGTTAGGAGCAGTTCGTAATTGTAATCAGAATGCTCATAGTACCTTTGACAAAGTCTTAATTCTTCCGGGTATGGTCTTGGTGTATAAGGAGTATTAACTGCACCAATTTCGAGCTTTATCCATGATATTGTGTGTTCTGCATTATCGTTAGCCATTACACCCGCTTCGAGCTTAGTGTTGTCTTGTCTAACATACAAATATGTGCCATTAGCACTACCAACCGAATAACCCTGCTCATTTGCAAAGTTAAGAATAGTGTAACTTTTAACTGCTCCATCAACTAATGCTGATATTGTGATTGTTTGCCCTACAATATACGAATAAGGCTCTAAAATATTAGCAATCCCCGCATATGCGCCAGCAACCTTTTTGATTGCTATTCCGTTGCCGCTCCAGTTAACATATAAGCCATTTATTGCGTCTTGATAAGTTAGCCAACAATCGATTAAATACTGTTTCCCATATTGCGATATGTGGTTTGGCAGACTTGTTATATTGTCAAATTGCCTTATTCTAAAATCGCTATTGATAAGCAAGTTTGGATTAGACGCTACATTAAGCCTTATCTTTTCGGCAGCAGTCATATGCGCAACTGTATCTGCCAAATGGGCACCTAAGTCAGTAAACCATTTTGCAGTTTTGCCTAATGATACAGATATTTTTTCACCTGTTGTCAAATTTTCTCTGGTTTCGACGGGGGTAAAAGTTGTAATATTATCCTTTATATCGCCTGTTTTAGTTTGAACGGCAGTTGCAGGTATTCCGCTGCTTTCAAGGTTCCCATCCTCTTTAAATTTGGGGAGATAGGCTGTAAATCCGGTTATTTTATCAGCTTTGTTTTGGACAAGCTCATAAATATTATTTTTGAATGCATCGTGGTCATAAGCGGTAAAATTGCGGGATATTGCTGTTCCCGCCTCCCAAGTGCGGGCAATGCCTTGAAACCCCCTTTGAACAGTTAATATATTTCCGCTTACAGCAGTTAATAATACAGTTTCTGCCGATGAACCCTGACCTAGTGTAAGCGGCAATGGCAGGCCAACGGCTGTAAATATGCTTGCGTCTGCAACCTCTATTGAGGTTGTTGAATTGGTTAATGCACCTTTTGTAACAGTTTCTGGGCTGTTTACTATTGCAGGATACATTGTTTGCATTATAAATCACTGCCTCCCTTCGGGTTGATAAATACAATGTTTTGTAAGCTTGCTTCTACACGGGTGAGCGTATTCGGAATAATCTCTACAGTGTGCCAAGTGCCGCGCTGAATTTTGCCTTCGCTGTCTTTTGATAAAAAAGCAGCAATATCAAAGTTTGTGTCGGGCAAAATGCTGCCTGCAATATTGCCGTCAACCTTAATTATTGCACTGTTTGCTGTTGATCCTTGATATATGCCATATTCTATAGAATGCGAATGTTCAGGAACAGAAACATCATGCGTATGTGGTGACAATGTAATTCTGTGCGTGTGACTATCAACCTTAAAGTTGTGTGAATGTTCTGGCATCACTGCATAATGATAATGATTTTCTAGTGTCATTTGCTCTGAGCCGCCGTAAGTTGCATAATTTGTTGTTATATTACTTTGCATTGAAACACTGGTTGTGTCGCTTGTACCTCCGCCGCTTGCGGTTGATGAGGATGTTCCCCCGCCACCGCTGGAGGTTGTTGTACTTCCGCCGCCACTTGCGGCGGCCTTAGAATATGCGCGAAAAGCTTTAAGCGAATAAATAAAATTAACCGCATTTATTCGCACAGCTTTGTCCGAAATAAAAAAACGCATAACAGCAGGATTGTTGCTGTCTGCGTTGTCGCAGTATGAAACACTGTCAATATTAACCGAGCCTTGAGAATATAAATCGCTTATTCGTTGCCTGTCTGATAAATCTGCAATTGACTGTGCTATATCGCGCGGTTTGTTAGAGATTGTATATTTAAGCTCGTTTCTGCCCGAAATATCGGTTTTTGATATTTCTGTTATCCTCATTAATTCTGAGATATTTTCTTCATCGTCGATTATTCGGATTGTATCACCTACGGCAATATCTTCGTCTGTATCAATGGTTTCAACCTCATATGATATAGCGGGGCGTTTTAACTCCTCCAGCAAGCACTTGCCGTATTCAAGCAGGCTTTGCTCGTTTTGAAATCTGCGGTCAACTGCAATTTTGGATATTATGCCGTATTGGTTAATTGTGTCACTATCAATATAGTTTCCCTTTATTCCAAGCTGATTATCACCCTCACCGTAACCTAACAAATAAAGCCTTGTAGTAAGGTTAGTCGGGTCTGTTGTTTTGGTAATGCCTACCATATTCTTTTTATATCGCACCTCGCCTTTTTGTTTCGTGTTTATCCGCTTTAGCGAGAGCTGCCAGCTTGCAGTGGTATCAAACCGCCAAATATAATTTGATAATGGATTTGCTATGCTGAAAAGAGCCGATAGCAGGTTCTCATTTTCCCAATTATACAGATAATAATTGACGAAATCGCACTCCTGCAGGTTCCAACGCTTAACCGTTTGCCTGTCAAGAATATATCTGATTGCCTGCGCTGTGTTTGTGCCTATATTGCCAACCGAGTGAGCCTTGAAAAGAATATCATCAATTAAAGTTGCCAAGACGTGTTCACATTGATATGTAATAACCTTTTCTGATGATGATTTTTTCAAGATTGACGGAGTTATTCTGAATAGTTCGACGCGCTTGTTATTATCAAATATCTCAACAAAATTGAGCGGCCGGCAATATTGATTATTATTACTGCTTGCCATAAGTGAAAACTCGGCTGTGTGAAGGCTGTTAAGCTTTAAATTATAGTTTATTGAAATAGCATCGGTTATAAAGCATAACCGACGCATATTTTTATCGTATACCGCTATTCTGTTGCGCCACATTACAAGTACCTGTTACGCCATACCACAGACATATCGGCGCGCCTTTCTGATGAGGTATCAATATTAATAATTGTATTTGTGCCGTTTGCAAGTTCAAAAGGCTCGGAGCCTGTTTGCCAATATTCAATTATATTTTCACCGTCAAGAGTTGCTGTCGGCTCTGATGTATCGATTATCAATACTTGATTAGGCTTTATCACAAGCCCCTCAAAACTCATTGTTTGTATTGATATTGTAATTAAAACAGCTTTTTTAGCATCTGAGATATTATCGGCAGTTTTTAAGGCAAGCCGCCTTTCTACAATCATTTTTAAATTACTAGCGGATTGATTTGAGGACTGTTTTAATAACAAAAGCATAAGAACAAAAATTACAACTGAACTATAACCTGTATTTACAGATTGCTTTAAAAATAGCTTAACATCAGCTTTTAAAGTTGCCATTGCAAAAGAAGTGTTTGTTGATGTGACAAGCCTTAAATATGAAGTATTAGCCGCCGAGGCAGAGTTAAACTGAAGTTGATTAAAATGCCCGTTATTAAACATTTAATCCCCCTATACAAGCGTGACTACAAGCCCGCCTACTTCAACCTTTGGCTGCTGACCTGCAAGCACCGTTGCTTTTGTTGCCAGTGCCTCGTATGTAATAAGGTTACCGCCTGTTTGTGCATCATATATCGCCCAATAGTTAGCCTCTGTCCAGTTGCCTGTAGCTTCCGGCAATGTAATTCGCGCTGTGTTTGATACAGTCATTTTGCCGCTGACGAGCTGAGCGTAGGTTAATCCCGTTATTGGAACACGTGAATATCCGCTTCCGCTTACCTCAATGCCTGTATTGGCAGGAGTGGGGTCTGTGTTCATCAGCGCAAAGTACAGGGCAGATGGCGGGGTAATTGTCTGTTTGTTTAGGTAACAATCCAGCACTTTTTGTGTAACAAAGTTTGAAAACATACTTAACCGCCTTTCGTTAATATTAGTCTTAGGTCTGTAATATCTGTTGTGCCTGTGTTTTTGATTGTAATAATGCAGGGCATTTTTGCTGTGCCGTCTGCTGTTATTACGGTTTCTTGTGATTGCTGGGTAATAACCGCGTTAACTTGGTTGAGTGCGGACATGGCAAAGGGGTAGCAAATAAATGTAATAGTAAATTTGCCTAATGTTGCAATCTGTTCGATTGATACAGCACTTTCAACCTCGGCTTGATAAAATTTACCCGGTTCATCCGAAAATTCGAGTTCACCCTTTTGCGACAGCCAATATGCAATTTGCCTTGCACGTTCGCGCAAGCTTGAGCCAGCAACAGGAAATACAGAGCACGCAATTGTTATTATTCTGTCGTCATAGGTATCATCAAATATACTTTCTGTGCCGCTCTTGCCAGGGATTGTTTGACGGTTAATTCGCTTAGCAGGAAGGATAGTTCTATCCTCACTGCGAAAAATAATGTCAAAATCTTCGCTGCTTTGATTACGGAATTTAAAATAACTCACAGTGAAACCAGCCCCTTTGAACGCATATCAATTTGCAATTGATTGCTAAGTGAATTTTTGACGAACGGTGTTACAATTTCACCTATTTTATTCCCGTCAAGGTTAAGCGATAAGAACATTGTACCGCCTACCGCCGTGTTTTGAGAGCTGCTCGAAAGCGGTGTAACAGTAGCTTTGCCGCCTACCATTTGCACAAGCTCAGGGCCTGCCTCGGCTATAATTGCCTGTCCCTCGGATAAAACCCCGCCTTTTGCTAAAAGCGGTATGTGCGGAATTTGGGGAATATTTAAGCTGAAATTTTTACCGCCAAGCATAGGCACCCAGCTGGGTATATCAAACTTTATACTGTTTAAGCCACCAATCAATTGATTTATTCCATAAACAGCACTGTTTAAAAGCCCAATTATGCCGTTTATCGGTATTTTTGCATAATCAATAATCAATCCAAAAACATTTTTGAATATATCTACAATGTTTTGCCAAGCCGCACTCCAATTGCCTGAGAAAACATTTTTAATAAAATCAATTTGTGCTTGAAATATAGCTTTTATTCTTTCCCATATATTGCTTAGGTTCTGAAAAAAAGCATTTAAAATCTCGCCAAAAGCACCAAATGAATTAGTCCAGTCGGTTTTGAAAACACCATCAATCCAAGAAATTAAGACGGCAAAAAGGTTAGGCAAGGTTTGGGTGAATGTTGTCTTAAACCAATCTACAACAGTCGAAACGGTATTTTTTATAGCGTCCCACATTCCTATGAAAAAGTTTCTGAATCCCTCACAGTTGTTCCATAAATACATAAATCCAACAACCAAGCCCGCAATGGCGGCAACAATTGCAGCAATAATTAACACTATAGGGTGTGCCAGTAAAAAGGTCAACGCAGTTGATAGCCCGCCTATTACGGTTGTAATGCCCGCGACAACGCCCGCTATTGGTGAAATTGCCGCGATTAAAGCAACTGCACCTAAGATTAAATTCTGCGCACCACTGTCAAGCTTGGCAAAGCCTTGTATTATTTCAGTCACTTTCTGAATTATTGGAGTAATTATTGGTAAGAGTTTTTCACCTATAGAGGCAGATAATTCTTTTATACTTTCTTGTGCCACTCTTATGCTATTAGCTGTGCCGTCTGATGTGCGTGCAAAGTCACCCTGCGCATTTTTTGTCATATCCATAACATATTGATAGCGCAGTTGCACTTTTTCAGCTTGTGTAAAGTCTGAATAGTTCTTTTCTATGCCTTTTGATAAAGCATATTCTTTTAGCGTAGTATCGGTCATTATTACGCCTAAGCTTTTTAAGCTTTCGCCCTCACCTGTAAAAATGCCCTTTAAGGCATTTTGTGCAACATCAAGCGAAACATTTTTAAAAGAAGATAAGTCACCCGCTAAGCCAACTAATTTTGTTGACATATTAGCCGCTTCGTCTTGTGGTATTGACATTGATGTAGCCATATCACCAAATAAAGACGCCATATCAAGTGCAGAGCCTTTGGCAATACCATAGGTTTTTAGGGATGTTTCAGCAAACTCTTTAATCTTGCCGTCAGCACTTCCAAAAGCTACTTCAACCTTGTTTACACTTTCCGCCATATTGCTTGCAGAGTTTACAGCTAATGCACCTAAGCCCGTAATTGCCAGTGTAGCAGGAGCAGTTGCAGTCGCAACTTTTGACGATGTTTCACCTATTTTGTTTGCTACACCACCAATTTTATCAACCGTTGAAGTTATTTTAGAAAGAGTGGTATTGCTCGAAGAGGCTTGCTTTTCTAGGTTCTTCAAATATTGCTCTGTCTGACTAATCTCACGCTGTAATGCACGATATTGCCCTTCGGTAACCTCACCTTTTGCAAATTGCTCTTGAACCTGTTGCTGAGCCTGCTTTAATGTATCAAGCTTACCTTTAGTATTTGTTACAGCTTCTGCAAGCAGTTTTTGTTTTTGTGCCAAAAGTTCAGTATTTGTGGGGTCAAGCTTAAGCAATTTTTCAACCTGCTTTAATTCAGACTGTAAATCACGCGACTTAGAATTAACACTACTAAGTGCTTTATCAAGCGGGCCTGTGTCGCCGCCTATAGTTATGTTAATGCCCTTTATTGTTTCTGCCAATTAGTTTTACCTCCTTCCAAACAATTCTTTGAGCCTTGCTGTATCGGGTTTTGTTTGCTCTAACGCCCAGCATTTATCTAAATACTCCTTGCCGCTTTCGGTTTGTGATAGATTAAAAATAACCGCTTCGCGGGCGAAAAAAAGGAAATCATCATAATCAAGCTCGGTTGTTTGAACAAAGCTTATATTAAGATAATCCGATACAATTTTTTCAAAAAAAGTTGTAACTATATATTTACCCTTATTATCGTTGCTTGGATAATAAGGGATTTTTAGTTTGGGCTTTTTTCAATTTCGCTAACCCAATTAAAGTAAACCTCCAGCATAGCTTTCATTTCGTCGGTGTTAAAGGTTTCTTCAACGAAATCTTCGGATATTTTATACCCTGTCTTATTTTTGCTTAAAATTATAGATAACACAGAAACAATTTCATCAATTGCGCTGTCCGAATTTGTTCTAAGCTTTTCAAGCCTTCTGAGTGTTTTAAGCTTTGGCGGTTCAACTTCAATTTTCACATCGCCAATCTCTACGCCAAAATAACGCTTGCTGATATTTGATAAATTAAACAAAATAATTCCTCCCAAAAGCAATAGACGGTATGCCGCCCTACAATATTAGTCTATATCCTCAATAATATGTACCAGTGTGCCTTCACTGTCCATTGAGCTTGCCGCAAACTCAACATCAAGTATTGTTTCTTTGTCTTTTACAAATGATAAAGTAAAACCTTTTTGGTTTTGACCTACTATCATTACACCAAGCTGACCGTCTTGCGGATCGTCATATAAAAACAGGATAACATACTTCTTGCCGTTATCATTGCCAAGACCGCCGATTTTTACAATACGCTTTCCCGATGAGGCATCATCAAAAATTCTTGCTGTAGAGCAGATTTTTGTAAATGTACTACCGCATATTGTTACAACGCCACTTTTAAGTGTTGCCTCTTCACTGATAAGCTTGGTTTTGTCTGAGGTGCCTAAATCGTCCTTAGCTGTATAATATTCTGGCTTATACTCTAAGCTTGCACCACCGCTTACGGCACCGAAAAGGTTATCTTCGGATGCCAATGCTGCAAATGTAGGCAAAGTACCTACAAATTCGGTAAGATAAAGCTTGCCGCTGCCGAGAATGATAACTTCTTTTTTACTCATTATTTTGCCTCTTTTCTATTAATTTGATTTCATAGATTACTTGATAAATTCCATCAACATCATCTTTGATGTATTGTTCTGAAGTTGAATAATCGGTATCAATAGTATTTAAAATCCTTTCGAGCTTTTTTTCTGCCGCTGTATCCTTTTCAGCGGAATAAAGTTCGACCTGATAATGTTTGATTTTGCCTAGCACCGATAAATCAGCCGCAATGTTTTCATCAAAAACCCGAAGATAAACAATATAAGGCGGTTCAACAAATTTAGAAAAATGATGATACTGAACAGGAAAACCGGCAAGCTTAAGTTTTTCCTCTAATTCATCTTGCGTCATTGCTGCACCACCCTTTTAATACGCTCTGCAAGCTCTTTTTTCGCCCATTCCTCGTTTGGTCTTATGTGCGGTCTGCCCTCAACTCTGCCACCGTTTGTCTTTGCGTGTCCGAACTCCAAAAGGTGCGTAAGCTGATAATCTGTAGCGTTATAGATTTTATACCTAATATTGTCTTTATCCTCAAACATCTTTTTTACACGCCAGCCTCTTTTATACTTACCCCTTGTTTTACCTTTGCCTACAGGACTGCTTGCCTTTATTTTATCAGTCATATCATTGCTAACATCTGTACAGGCGGCTTTAACCTGTTCGGCTACACCATCTTTAAACTGTGATAGCTGTAATGCAATTGCATCGGCAAGTTCATCAATCTTAATATTCATGTTAAGCCTCCAATGCTACAAGCCTGCTTAATTGCTGTAAAGACAAATCCGTAGTATTTGGCCGAGTTGTGTTAATATTCTGAACCTGTATAACCTTGTATTGCTTTTCACCAATAATTACAATATTATCAGTGTTAATATCAGCAGCGAACGGAATGCGAATAACAAGGTTAATCATTTGATTAACTTGTGCGGCCTCAAAAAATCTTTTAGAACCAATAATCCGTTTCGCAAATCTTATATATGGAAATTTGCATTGATATTTTTCTTGATTATTTAAAGCAAATACAGCACAAACCCCATCGTTAAATGTTTCAAATTGCTGATTCTGTTTCATCTGCAAATTCAGAAACCTCCCTTTCGAGCCTTAATGCTACAAGCTGAGACTTGTAGTTTTGTTCAAACTCACTCAAAGCAAAATTGTTGGCATAAAGACAATAATCAAGCAGCAGGGACATTGCATTATCATTCAAGGCAAAATCAAGGGTAGAGCTACCTGCAATTTTTTGCAGGTAGCTCATGCCTCGCCTTATTATGCTTGTCAGCTTTTGGTCAGTTGCGGCATCACTGAAAGTAATGCAAAGATAATTCTTTACATCGGAAAGTATTTGTTCAATCATCTGTTTGCTCCTTTGCCGCAATTATTGCAGCTTAAATTATGATACAGCCTTTGTATTTACAGGCTCTGTCTGGGAATTGACTACCTTAACCTCGCGAGGTGATGGTGCAAGCCCGCTGATATCAAGCTTAATAAAGGCATTGTTATCCTTGGGGCGACCATTGCCGTAAAGCTTGATTTTATATACACGATTGTCCGCTAAGAACTGAACTGAATCGTCATATTCAATTTTGCCAGTCTTTGAATTGCCGATACCCATAAAATATTTGCTTGCAATACCGATAACGGCAGTGCCTGCAGGCAGCTCGGCAGACTGTACAACCTTAGTCGGATAAGGGAATATATCTGTACGGTAAGTACCCTCAGTTGTAAGGACAGTTGTAGCAGGCAGCACTTTTGTAAGATAGTCGGCGGGATTGCATACAAGTATAACCTCGGGTATTTTGCGGTAACCTCCCGTAGGCTTAACTGCAAGCTGTGCAATAATTGCATTGTAGGTTTTTGGGGTGATTTCTTTTAATACAACTGCTGTTTTATCCGGATAAATACCGTTGACAACTGCGCCCGCTAAATCTTTTAACATACCTATAGGCTTTTTATTGCCGTCGCCTGCAATAATGGCATTTTCCAAGCCGTCGGCAAGTGCCTCGCTTAAAATGCTAACTGTAAGTGTAAGCAGCCATGCAGGGCCTAGGTCAATCATATCCTTTGGTACAGGCAAGCATGCTGTCAGCTTGCAGAATGTCATATCAAGCGTTGAAATTGCCCCAGCAAGCTCTGTAACAATTGCTGTGTTGAGTTCATCCCATGTTGCAAGGCTCTTGCTGCCCGAATTGTAAATCATCTTTATTCTTCCGTTTGTATTGACAAAATCTATTGCATCCAAAAGCGGATGCTCAGCTTTTATCTCTTCAAGGACAGTATCAATTATTGTTTCAGGCATTGTCTTTGCTATATCTGCAATAGCCTGACGCGGGTCAACAGAAGCCGAAGCGTCTAAAAGCTTTTGAAAAAAATCTTTTTCCTCGCTTGTAAGCTGCTTTATTCCTCTGTTTGCAAGAACGGCACTGTCCATAGACTGCAACACTGTTGCAATATCGGCATTGGTAGCCTGCTGTATTTGCTCGGTAAAATCGGCAAAAGCTTGTGTCATTGCATTTTCGTCATTGCTTTTCATAGCAGCGACTAGGGCGGTTGCAAGCTGCTTTGTTTGCTGTGCAATTAAATCTTTGCTTTTCATTGGCATAGTTTTCTCTCCATTCATAAATTTAAAATTAAAGAGCCTATCATACTTTGATAAGCTCTTATCTATTTTGCTGTTGACTGCAAAAAGCTTTCGAACAACTTTTGCATATGGTCAAGAGTTTCTTGTTTTATTTCCTGCCCGCTATATCCATCGGCAGAAGCTGGGGTGCGCTCGGTCGGCAGCGATGCCAGCGCACATATTTTGCCAAGGCGGCTTGTAAGCTGATTAAAGCCGTTTTCTTTTGCCTGCTGCAATGCCTGCTTTGCTTTTTCAATATCTGCTTCGGCACCGGCAAATTCGTCTGCCAAACCATACTCAACACATTCCATTGCGGTAAGATAGGTTTCATTATTCATCATTTCAATAAGCTTATCTTCCGAAAGCTTGTCACCAGCTTTTAGCAAATATGCCTGTCTGCTGCTTTCATTGATTTTGTCAAGGTCTGCGGCGCATTTTCTTAACTGTTCGGCATTGCCGCACGCCCACGACCACGCATTATGTATCATCATAGTGGTATTGCGAGGCATTACAACCTTGTTGCCGGCCATTGCAATAACCGAGGCGACAGAGCACGCAAAGCCGTCGATATATACCGTCTTATATGCCTTATGGCGCTTAAGCTGGTTATATATTGCAACACCCTCCATAACCGAGCCGCCGAGCGAATTGATATATATATTGATATTATCCAGCTCACCGATTTTAGCAAGTTCATCTCTAAAATGATTTGCGGATGTTTTGCTGACTATTTTTCCATCTGTCAGACAATCGTAAGAATCAGGCTCAATATCCGAATAAATATAAATATCAACCGTTTTTGGCAATGCTGACTGCTTAATTTCCCATAATTTACCCATTGTTTTCACCCCCTCCCCCTGTAACCTCTCCGTAATTTTTAGTAATATAGTGCTTTTGGCTGAACTCGGTATTAAGAGCAAAATCGCCCGCTTTTTCGCGAACTTCATCTATACTGTAAGCGCCGCAGGCGATAAGCTTATCAATTTTTTCAGCTTTATCGAAAATATTGATATTTTTAACGCAGGTAGTATCAACAGCCAAGTAGCTGCCTTTTAAAAATTCCTTGCTGCCATACCGCTTTCGGGTAATCTCCTCGCTTATAATGTCACAAAGCGGCTTAATACAAAATGTTAAATAATTATCGGTAATTTTGTCAACATCGGCAATATCACCTTTTAATATTGCCACAGGAATTTTAAAGGCATTAGCGGTAAGAGCAAAGGCATTATCTATAAGCGACTTTACATCTGATATTTCATTTGACGATTTTTTATTTGTTTCTCCTGCCTGCCTGTTTGCCGAATATCCTTCTGTTAGAGGCAATACAGCGTTTTTGCTGTTGAAGAATGTTTTAAAGCGTTCAGTCATAAGCTTTTCAAGCTTTTGCTCAAAATTAGGAGCACCTGCAGCTTGCGTAGATATTTGCAAAATAATCTTTTCGCCGCCGCTGGCTTTGTACTTGCTTATTGCCTCAGCTATCAGTTCCTCACAGCTTGAATTAACGCTGCCTAACAGTGAACGAATATTATCGTTGTTATATTTAAAATACAGCACTTCCGACGCTCTGAACGCTTTGGAAAATGTTAATGTGCCGCGCGAAACATTTGTAAATGTGCTTTCTATAACGGCATATTCGTTGAGCTGAAAGCTATCGGCTATAATAAGCTGCCCGCCAACATCAACAATCAAGCATTCGTTTTTATACAATAGCTTATATAGAAACTCCTGAATAAACTGCGTTGAATTTTGATTGATGTTAGGCTCATAGTTCCACAGAAAATATTCAGCGTTTTTTACAGGAATGCCGTTTATAAATGTTTTAAACTCGCACCCGCTAACAGTACCTGTAATTAAATTAATAGCAGTATCTATAGCAAACTTTTTAAAAGCAATGCTTTGCAGTGCTGCTGACAATCCTAAGCTGTCGCAGACCTTTTCAACAAATTGGCTGTCATTGTCAGAAATTGCAACTGCCTGCTGAGGCTCTGCCCTCGCCTTTCGATTAAACCAACTCAAATTTTTGCATCCCCTTTATCAATTAGTATGTATAAACATCAAAATCAAGACTGCTTACCTTGCTGTATGCTTGCAGTTCGTCCACCCTTGTAGCTGCTGCAACAAAAGCTTTAAAACCGTCTGTTTTGCGGCTTTTAGGTTCTATTTTGCCATAGGTAATATTTCCTGCGGTTGACAACACCATTTTGGTATTGTTAGTACACCACCGCATATCGGGCCTGTCACCCCATATAATCTGCTGATTTGCAAATTTGCTTGTAATTGTAGGCGCAATAAGCATCTCATCGCTTGGACGCACAAGTTTAATATTGTTGCTGCCTTTTTTATCTGCATCAAAGCCTACTGTTTTAAGGGATTTTGACAGCAGCGTATAACGATACATATCCATTGCGCCGCCAATAATGTTATAGCTTTTCGCTTGCTGTGCTATCCATTCTGCAGGAATATCTGGGTTTATTTCTACATCATTGACAAAAGTTAAGAAGCCTTTTGCTTCCCATTCTTTAAGCGGTGCTTGTATGCGGCTTAAGTCAGGACAATGGCTGCAAACCCAGCCATGACATATCCAATACCAATAATTCTCTAAATCGAACAGCAAGCCAGCATATACAAAGTCGGTTGTTTTTGCATAATCTATGCCGAACATGCAGGTTTTACCCGCTAATTCAGGCATAGGCTTATTTGTAGCCAGTATATTATCCCAGCTTGTAACCTCGTTTTCTTTATCCCCCTGCGGACGATTCATACGCTTAGTTGCAAAAGATGCATTGCCGATTTTATCTTGTAAAAAGTCTGCATATTCCATTTGCATTTCAGCCTGCAAAGTAGGAAAAAATGGGTAACTGGGGTTTGCTTTTGACCATTTGCTTTTATCGTATATCTCTTTATCGCTGTCGAGTCGGCACATAAATGGCAGTAAACCGTTATCGGCTATCTCTCCTTTGAGTATTTGTATAGCCTGTGCCTTAAGTCTATCAAGCGGGCCGTCACGAACATCACCGTCTGTAGTTATAATCGTACGCCTTGGGTGCGGTTTTTTACCTAAACCTGTAACAGCGACATCAATCATTTTGTTGTTTTCGTATGCGTGATATTCGTCGAAATTTACCTTGCCTGGGCGACCGCCGTCTTTTGTTTTATAGCCGGAAGTTCTAAAGCGGTATTTTGATTTTGTTTTTAGGTTTATTATCTCTTCTTTGTTCCAATAAAAATGCTTTGAAAGCTTTAGCTTGTTATCCTCAAGCACATTGTAAACATCGTCAAAGCTTGTGCGCGCCTGCTGTTCGGAAGTTGCAAAAATATCAATGTCATAATATTTAATTCCGTTTATAGGTGTTAGCAAACAAAAATCTTCAAAAGCTAGGTACCCGTTTTTGCCTGCGCCTCTACCTACATAAATAAACAAGACGGGCCAGCGAAGCTGTCCGTCCTGCTTATATGTGCAGTTATGAAGGGTAAAACAAAATACTTCCCACGATAATAATTTGAAAGGAAAGTATTTTTGCAAGTTAAGGTATTGTGTCAACTGCGCTTCGTTGACATATATATTCTCGGTATTAAAGCAACGCTCAATATAATCCGCCAGCAATAGTTGCTCTTTGCAAACTTCAATCTGCCCGCTGCGAACAAAATCGATGTATCCTTGAATATTAGAGTTCACTATCCTCATTCCCTGCCGCAGCGTTTTCGGTGCTTAGTCCTAAATCTTTCAAAATTGAAAGCATTTGACGATTTACTCCGACAAGCTCTTTAACTGATGGATTGTTTTTTTCTTGTTTATAGCCCGACGCGGATATACCCTCATAAACAATTCCTCGCTTCTTAATATCCTTAATCAACTTGTTTTTTATATCCCACATCGACATATAATCATCAATTAGATTGGTAAAATGCTCAATTTTTGCGCCCTTATTTTCGAGTTGTTTAAGCAAAGAATTTTTTAACTTTTCTTTTTCTAAAGCCACTTTGCTAGGCATTGCCTAACCTCCTTTTTTAAATATTTTTTCCTCACGCGCGCGAGGCACCAGTTTTGTACAGGCTCCCCTCCGGTGTTCACTCTATTAGAAAATATTGATTTTTTTAACCCGGGGGGTATATGTAT